TAGGGGGTACGGCAGGGGGTTGGCTAGGGGTGGATAAAATAATCCCCGTCTTGTCCTCAAACCCACGAACCTGTGTATCTATACTGTTCACTTGACTCACGTATGCGAACTTAGCCATACCTCTTAACTCGTTAGGTTTGACGCCAAGGAATTGCCTATCCAACAAAGCATCAATAAACGCTACTTTGTCAGCATCATTATCCAATTCGTTGTACACGTCGAAGTACGACCGAAAGAAATTAAATCCTTTTCTCTTTGTCAATTTCATGATTTGTTTAAATTAAAAAAGCCGCCCCAACAAGGTGCGTGAGATAACCTTGAGAGAGCAGCTTTTGAATAAATTTTTTTGAAGATCTCACGCTTCGAATTACAAATATAACATTAATTATTACAATAATGATAAAAGATACAAATTATTTAAATTTAACTGTTAAGGTCATGAGGCTACCTGTACACAGACTTGCAATTGACGAGATAACCGAAGGGATGGATTATGTTGGCTTGGTAGACATGCCTGCTCATAGCAAGATTTATACAACCATGGCGACGCAAACAAAAAAAGCAATCGTCAAGCAGGTATTTAATTCTGAAAAGCAGATAGTCACAGGCGTTGTAATTGCTACGAATCATCTTATATATCGAAGAAATGATGATGGTTATGAATATAATGTGTTTATCTCAAAGCAAGATTCGCTTGAAATAATGAAGAAGTTCGCAAAGTTCGGTTATCACAACAATGTCAATTTGATGCATGATGCAGGGCGTAAGGTTAAAGATGCGTATTTAATCGAATCGTATTTTATTCGTGAAGATAAGAAGAATATTCCAGAGGGGTTCAAGGACCAAAACTTGCAACCGGGAAGCTTAGTATTCTCTTATTGGATAGAAGGGAAAGAGAGTTGGAAGTTCGTTAAAGAAAGTAGCACAGGATTTAGCCTTGAAGGCTGGTTTAAAGAGGTGCCAGTAAAGTTTATAAAACAAAAACAAAAACAAATGAAAAAAGGAAGAAGCTTAATGGCTCTACTTGGGTTTGCATTAGCAAGCGTAAAAGTTGCTTACGACAGTAAAAAGAAGTACGCAGAAGCAACCAATACTGACGGTGAGACCGTCCAGTGGGATGGTGAATTAGTAGAAGGCGTATCAGTATTTATTGTACCAGCAGAGGGCGACCCTGTACTTGCACCCGAAGGAGACATGACAATTGACATTGATGGCACAATGACAGTTGTATCAGTTGATGAAGTAGGAGTTGTGACTAATGTAGAGATAGTTGAAGTTGATCCAGAGGATGTGGCTGAAGCAATGACAGCTATGAAGGCTCACTATGAGGGGAAGTTTACGAAGCAAGAAAGCCAACTAGTTTTAATGGCGAAAACTATTGATGATCTAACTGTTGCTTTTGAAAAGTTTTCTGAAAAGAATCCACCTAAATCAAAGCCTTCATTGGTCAGTGGTTACGCATCTTTGCGAGGTAAAAAATAGTAAAAAAAAAATTAAAATTTATATTATGAAATGGAAATTCGGTAAATTCACAATGGCTAAAAATGTCTTAAAAGCGATATTTGGCAAGATTGAAATGGATTACGATATTGATGAGTTGGGCGCATTCGTAGAGGATAAATCTACGGAAGTGATGCACGACTTGCTTAATGATAGTAATCTAAAGACTAGGATGAATGTGATGCAAAATGTTAAGGGTTCTGAACTTATCAAAATCATCAATTCTAAACCGACACTTCAAAGTGCGGCGGCTTGCGGTTGGACTCCAGAAGGAGGGATGATTTTGACGGACAAGACTATCAAGACTTATCCACTTAAGATTCAAGAGGTATATTGTAACGAAAACCTGAATGAGACGTGGGCTCAAATGATGAATGCTATTGGGGCAAACGTACAGAACACTGTGCCACCAACCTTTGCAGATGCGTTGATAGTTTATTACCAAAAACAAGCAAACATCTTAGACGAAAACTTAATAATCAATGGTGATACAGCATCATTAGATGTTGACTTATTGCATTATGATGGCTTTATTAAACAATGGAATAACGACGTTCTAGTGAAAGTTTACGACTCATTGGAGACAGCTATTACAGATGCTAATGCATTCGCAATTGCTAAGGGATTAGTAGCTAGTATACCGACAAAAGTTAAAAGACATAGAGATGCGGTTACATTGGAGGTATTAGTTGGGTATGAGACTGCTCAGAAGATAATTAATAATATCCACAACACCAAGGATTACAACGCTTTTATCCCAACCACTGAGGAGGACGGAAGTATCACGTTCATCTTACCTACGACTAACATTACATTTCGATCAATTCAACAGTTAGACGAGACAGATGTAATGGTTGCCGCACCGCACAAATACATGTTCTACGCTACGGATTTATCAAGTGATATTGACGGCTTTACTTGGAAGTATTCTGATTACGAGGATGAATTAAGATTCGGAGTTAAATGGAGAAGTGGTATAGCTTACATATTTAGCGACACATTCACTAGATTAGTCTTAGCGGTATAATAAATTAATGGGAGTGAATTAATTCACTCCCTGTTTATTCACTTTTTAACAAAAAAAATATGATTACTTTAGAAGATTATTCAAAACTTTGTGAACGTGAAAACGGTGGAGTTGAGCGTATTGTCGTTGCTGAATTGTGCAAGGTCGACAAGACAGGCGTAACTTTTACAGGTCGTGAAATTACGGATGTTGCTATGGTGGCTGCCGCACAAGCTTACGCATGGACTCCTGATATGGAGAGCGCAATGTTTAGTGACAATAGCACTGGCAACAGAGGTAATAACTCAGTGATGAGAACACATACTGGATTGGTTATATTTAAGGATGATAGTGAGCTAGTTGCTGACTTGGACGAGAACTTAGCTAAATCAACAGGTTTAGTGTTCTTCGTGAAATATGCAACTCCAATAGGCAATGTGTCTAAATGGAAGGTGTTCGGGTTCTTTAACGGTATGACTGTCACTACTTCGGAAGCTTCGACTGGGCAAAATTATGAAGACCTTAGAGGGCACACAATGAATTTTGAAGGAAAGGAGTTAACAAGGGCATTAGATATTGATGAAGCATTGGTTCTTGCGCTTCTTATTCCTACTCCGTAACAAAATATCTTTATAACCAAAAGAGGGGTGGGTAAGTCCTTGCCCCTCTTTTTTATTTAAAATAATATGGTGAAAGTAAAAGACAGATATATAGGGTTAACCATTCATTCGGACAAGATAGGATGGGTTAAAGTGAGCAAAGATAGTGCCGAACTATTAACTAAATTAGGGCGACTAGAATTGCTGGATGGTCTTGAAGATATTCATAATTCAGACCCTAAAGATGAATTGAAGTTAAAGGATTTGAGAAGTCAAGCAAAGAAGCTTGACGGGTACAATTCCAAAATGACACGATCCGAACTTAAGACATTGATTGATGTTAATGCTTAATCTTGACGAGGTGAACACCTTAGACGTCGTATGTAGTGACCTCACAACAATTAATGAACCTATATTCTTGTGGCGAATATTGAACAAAGTCACAAAAGTAGAACATCTAATTGAATTGATAAATGAAGTGCCGTTAAATCATAGATTTGATAAATTCAAATTGGATTTACCGAATGATTTGGATTTAAAATCAGGTGAATACGAATGGTACATTTACCAATCAGCATTAACAGGAGATGTAAATTACAGCGACATGAATTTACTTTCAAGTGGGGATTTAAAAATTAATACTAACTTTGAAATAAATAAGTCTTATGAGCCAATCGGAGGAAGTGACAAGGAGTACAATGGATAGAGTTAGTTATGTTAAGATGGCTAAGAAGAAGTCGTCAGCTATACGGCTGGCGACGGAGTCGGATAATAAAAATAGTGACACGGTGAATTGGGGCCGTAAAAATGAATACCCATACTATTTAAATTATCTCGCCGCTTCTAATCCAATTCATTCGGGAATACTTCGAGCAAAGACAGTCTTCACCGTATCAGGTGGGTTGATTTATGAGGGTAAGCAAGAAGATAGATTTGAGCTATTTTTCAAAAATAAGAAGTCAAAACATTCAGATAAAAATTTAGAAGATTTAGTCAAAGATATTTCAGTCAATTATGAAATATCAAACATCTTTGTATTCAGAGTCCTATTCAATGTTGTAGGAATCAAGACCTACAAGAAGTTAGAGGTTATACCATTTGAGAAAGTACGCTTTGAGATTGCATATGACGAGCAGAACAATGCTATTGCGACTGGCAACATAAAAATATCTGATAATTGGCTAGATTTGAAGCAGCCAACTAAGATCTTAATGCCATTTGACAAGTCAGATCCAGATCAGCTTGAGTGTTACGTAATGCACATGGAGGAAAGTGGGCAATCGTTAGACGAAAAGGGCAAGGTCAGCTCTAGTTTTTATCCTGAACCTCTATATTCAGGGGCAATAATTTCTATAGATACGCTTATTCAAGTAGGGAAGCACGGTAATTCAGAGATACACAATGGGTTTTCGCTGGGAACTTTAGTATATTTGGCTGGCGGTAAGATTATTGACCCGAAAGTTAAGCGAGAGTTTGAAGATGATTTGACAAATAGTACTACTGGCGCAGAAAATGCGGGCGGTAATATGATAGTATACGGCAACGGGCAAGATGAAAGACCAACAATTATAAGTTTGTCAGGAAATAACCTTCCAGATAGGTATGTGATTACTAAGAAGGGGGCGGAAGAATCAATAATACACGCTCATCAAGTTGTCGTACCTACCTTATTTGGAGTTAAACAGGAAGGCTCATTTAACGCAAGCGAATTAGAGGTTGGTTACGCTATAATGCAGGCTAATTATTTCACAGGCAGAAGGGATGCAATACTATCGGTACTCAACTGGATAATGAATGACATTGCAGGTATTGAGGGATCAATTGCTTTCGGTGAAGTTCAATTGAATTTAGAGAATCAAGTTGCGACGGATGATGCGAGCAAGACGGGTCAAGCCCTTAATGCTATGTCGCCTTTAGTTGCTAATAAAGTACTGAGCTCAATGACGGCGAACGAAATTAGAGCCTTGGCAATCTTAAAGCCAAAAGAAGGTGGTGATGAATTACCCTCTTTGTCAAAGGATGGCGCACAAACAGAGATGTCAAAAGAGGTTAAAGATGAATTTATCGAAAGGTTCAAGAAGTTTGGAGTTGAAAAATCAAGCATTACCGAAATTTTCTCAACGCAATTAATCGACGGCACTCAAGAGGGAGAGCAGATATTCATGGATGAGTTTAAAAAAGCTGCATTCCAAGCTTTAAGTGAAAATGGTCAGCGCACTTTGGAGTTAATAAAAGACAACGAAAACTTTAATAATATTCGCAAAACATTAGATATTTCAAGTGTCGATTTAGCTAAGATTTATGGTGATTTGATTCAAAAAGGATTAATCACTAAAGATGGAGTTGTGACTACTGAAGGCAACAGACAGATAGCAATTAATGATGTTACCTCTTTACAAGTTATGTATGGTTATCGTCTTAGATTTGACGCTCCCAAATTACAAGTAGGTGGTAAGAGCCGTGAATTTTGTCAAGTATTGATAGGTGCTAATAGGTTGTACACGAGGTCAGATATCGAAAGAATTAGCGGAGTAGAGGGGTATGATGTATTCGCATATAGAGGTGGTTGGTATCACAATCCTAATTCAGGAAAGAATGAACCAGGATGTCGTCACGAATGGTATCAAGTTGTAACATTTAAATAATAAGAAGATGGGCGCATTAGACATAACATATTTATTAACTCCTAAGGTGTGGGGTGAATATGGATTCACCGACATCAACACAGACACTAAGAAGTTACTCCCTATAATTAGGGATGTTCAGGCTCGAATTGTGGAATCTGTAATCGGAAAGAATCTATACGATAAATTTATAGAAGATATTGACGCAGGCACACCAATAGTCGGGCTTTACAAGGAGTGCTTAGACAAGTATATATTACCTATGATGATAGCTTATTGTGATTATAAGGCAACTTGGCACACGACATATCAGATAACCAATAAGACGACAGGGCGCAACCGTGACGAGCATATTGAGCCTAATGATGTAAATCAGAACAACGATTTGAGGAATGAATTAATCAAGACCGCAAAGTCTTACGAGAAAAAATTAAAAAATTGGCTATGTGACAATACGCAGAAGATTGAAGAGTTACGCATTGAGGGTTGTTCCGGTTCGGATTTAAGTCAAAGCAATGATTATTTTAATTCAATCGGGATATTTTAAGAAATGAGAGTGAGCGAAAAAGCAAAGGAGAAAGTCAAGGTAGCTGCAGCAAAAGTAAAGAAGTCTGTAGCGGATAAAAAGAGGATCAAATGATAAATGCAGATGTAACACTTATAAGGCTTATAGCTGAGTTCAAGGAGTTTTCCGATAAGCACGGTATGCTTAATGATTTCTTTGGTTACGGACAATTTCTGCAGCTATCAATGGAGGGTAGGCGAGACTATCCAGCAATGGTTATAAATGTAACTGCGGCACCTTCCGATACTTGGTATTTCAACTTTCAATTAGAGGTGATGGTGTTGGATTGGATGCAAGACGATCAGAGCAATCGGACTAGGTTAATGTCAGATACACGTCAGATATTGAACGACCTAGAGGAGACAATACGCTATTCGAATAGGTGGCAATCATTTAGCAAGTTGGAAGGTCAAGTAAATTGCCAACCTGCCATAGAAAAGGGTCGAGACAAATCATTTGGTTGGATAGCTACATTCACCTTAAAATTAAAGAAAAGACACGGTATATGTGACCTAAAGACTTTACTTCCAACTTATGACTTCGAAAAGGGCATTTATGACGATTTAATTTAACCTAAAACTTATGAACGGAAACGAATTTATATTAAATTTAATTAACATCTCACCAGCTCTAGGAGTATTGGTGTGGGTGGTAATTTATTTTAAGGGGCAAATCAAAGATAAAGACTTGTTAATTAAGGCTTTAAATGAAGAATCTCGTACAGCTCTTAGAGATGCCTATAAGCATATGAGCGATATAAACGAAACGCTAAAAGAGTTTTTAAAATGAGTCCACAACAAAGAAAAAAGAAGTCTGCTATTCTAACGAATAAGCTAGTATTAGACTCAATGCGTCAAATTATGGACGAGAATAGCCGTATGTTAAAAGAATTGCTTAACCAAGGTAAATTTATATATGTTGGAGATGCTCAAACTAACCAAACGAAATAATGTACGATCAATTAACAATCGAAAGAATCGGCTTTGCTCACCCACGGATTAGGGTGGAATTGGAAAACTATTACTTAGAGATAAACAAGAAACTACCTAAAGGTGTGCGCTTGCGATTCTCTTCTGTTTACAGAACAAATAAAGAACAGGATGCTTTGTACGCTAAAAGACCAAAAGTAACCAACGCTAAGGGTGGCCAGTCCATTCATAATTATGGTCTTGCATTCGATATTGCTATCCTATTCGATTTGGACGGCAACGGCACATTCGAGACCGCCTCATGGAAGCAAGACAAATACTTTAAATTGGTTGTTGATTTCTTTAAATCTAAGGGCTACACATGGGGTGGTGATTGGAGTTCGTTCAAGGATAATCCACATTTTCAAAAAGATTACGGATATAACTGGAGAGCTTTACAACTTTTACATGTATTGATGGATGATAACGGTATAAATTACCCTGTTTTATGAGATATTTAATAATCATTTTATCTGTATTACTTTCCTCTTGCTCCGCTCAATGGCATCTAAGAAAAGCAATAGAAAAGGATCCTTCAATCTTAAATATAGACACATTAACCGTAATCGACACAGTTACATTCATAACTAATGAAGTTCAAGTGGATAGCGTATTTAAGCTCACTGCTGACACGGTTGTGATTCGTAAAGACAATCTAACCATCAAACACTATTACAGCCGTGACAGCGTATTTATATGGGGCGAGTGCGCTAGTGATACCATTTACAGAGTTCGAGAAGTTAAAGTGCCATATCAACAATTAATTTACAAAGAAAAATTTATCCCGAATTGGATTTATCTATTAGTTATATTCGGGCTAATTGTGCTTTTCGTTCGCAAAGCACTAAAATAAGTTAACTTATTTCATATTAAGACCTCCGTATCTACGGGGGTCTTCTTGTTTATGTTAAATTATTAACGTAATTTAATTACATTAATAGTTGTAATTGTTATAATTGTTATTAACTTTGTCGGGTAGCAATTAAGTTACTAAAATAAAAACAATAAAATGGAAAATTTAAAAAATGGATTTTACTTCGAGACATCTAAAGAAAATGCAGAAGTATTTGCAAACGGGTTTTATTTCAAAAAAGGAAGAGACAATTCAACTGATAACACGCACGTATTGAGTGTTGGGATTGTTCAGAATGGTATATTAGTAAACGAGAATTGGACGGGTAGTATGACTGGTTGTAAATTTACCTCTAAATTTTTCTGTAATGATGCGGTAAGCATCACTCAAAAAATGGACACGAAAAGTTTAAACGAAAAAATTGAACAAGCCGTAAAAAATATTGGCGGAACAGTATCATTCAATCAATTTGGAGAGATAATAAAACTAACACATCAAGGAGATAAAATTCTTTACTATCGCATTAAATTCTTTCTTTTTCTCATTGATAATAGAATGAAAGTAGCAACAATTCAGGATAAATTAATGCAAGCTATTAATCACTAAAAAAATAAGAAAATGGAAAATTTTAGATCACAACAGTACAAGGTTACTCCTCGAGATGTAGCAATGGCTTATGAATTATTTGGCGGCGAGTTTTTAGTTTTAAAAAATATTGAGTTTAAATTCAAAAGTCAAGGACATTACACGCTTATAGGCTTGTTTGAATTAGATGATGAGACGATTGAAAAGAGAGTAGTTATAACCAATATGAATTTGGCTGATGCTTGGAAAAGTGGCATGATAGACCAATACGAGGATGGAGAGGATGGTTTTAACAACTGGGATGAGGTTGTCGAAACAGTGTTATGTAAATTTGACATCTGTTAATTATGACAAGGGAAGAATACATAGTAAAACAATCAAAAGAACTCTTAAGACTAGTTAGACAAAGAAAGAAGCTGAACGCAAGAGTTACACTTCATGACCAGATGAGTTCTAAGGCATTTGATAAGCTTAACACGGATATACATTGGCTATGCATGAATATAGACAAGACACGTGAGCGCATTGGCTACGTGCTAGGTTATTTAACCCTATTAGAATTGCGAGACGAATATCAACCGAGCGGATGGACTAAGTATAAAGGCATCAAGGGCGAGATGCTGACATTAAATTTTAGCGAATAATTAAATTTATGATACAAATTACAAATGAATGCAACATGGAGCTGATGAGCCGATACCCTGATAATTATTTTGGTTTATACGAGTTTGAAAATATAGAGCTTCAAAATAAATTTAATGTTATAGAAATACTATAATGGAAAAAGTAAAAGGCATATCAATAAAGTCCGATTGGCTAAATGATTTAGTCAAAGTAAGTGACCTCATATATTATGATGGCCCTTTGCTTTCTCATTATCAAAGTCTATCAGGCGAAGATTATCTATTTTATTGGGTCGATACAGATGATACCTACAATAGATGGCTTATTGTTAACATAAGCATTGTTAAACTACAAGATTACCTCAATCGTAAAATTTCACTTTTAAACCTTATCACAGAATTAGATAATGGTTTAGTTTATAAGGTAGATATAGATAAGAATATTCAATATCACAATTTCGAGTTACTATACATTTATGAATTACCCGAAACCTATTTACCCACAAAGAATATTGTTGACGTAGGTAACAAAAGATATAATAATCACATTAAGCAAAAAACTATATTTGATGTGTAGATAATTATAACTATATTTTAATAGCGGTAAATTTTAGCGAATAATTAAATTTATGATACAAATTACAAATGAATGCAACATGGAGCTGATGAGCCGATACCCTGATAATTATTTTGACTTGGCAATAGTTGATCCTCCCTATGGGCTAGGTAATAAATTAGCGCATTCAGGAAATGGAAAAAACTCCCAAACAAAATTTGCAGAAGATTTTAAAAAAAAGAATTGGGATATAATTCCAACTAAAGAATATTTTGATGAATTAAAAAGGGTTTCAAAGCAGCAAATAATATGGGGCGGTAATTATTTTAATTTACCTCCAAACAGGGGTTTTATAATTTGGGATAAAATGGTTTATATACCTTCAATGAGTCAAATAGAACAAGCATGGGTAAGTCAAGACAGGCTTCCTAAATTAGTTAAGATAAACAACAACGATTGTAATAGAATACACTTAACCCAAAAACCCGTTAAACTTTACGAATGGCTTTTAATGAATTATGCAAAAGAAGGCGATAAGATTTTAGACACGCATTTAGGTTCTGGAAGCATAGCAATAGCGTGCCACAACTTAAAGTTTGATTTAACAGCGTGCGAACTTGATAAGGATTATTTTGAAGCAGCTATGAAAAGACTTAAAGACCATCAAGCGCAATTAACTATATTTTAATAGCGGTAAATTTTAGCGAATAATTAATAAACAAAAATAAATAAATAAACAAAATGGCAAAAAACACAATTGAAATTACGAATGAAATGGCGGTAACTCTTTCAAAGATTCGTTTAAAAACTGGTAAAAAATTAACAAATCAGCAAGCAATTGAGGAGGGGTTGAAATTGTTAGCGATGTACCTACTATGAAGAGCAATGTAACTAAATTGTTAGCTTTTCAAATACTTGTTCACTTGGCAACAACAGACAAGATAGCCAAGAAGGACTTGTATTTGACTGAAGAAAAAGTATTTAACACAAAAGAAAAATTTTAAAAAGATGAAAATTAGACTAAAAAATATAACCCTGATCAATTTCAAAGGGGCAAAAAGACAAATTATTGAGCTTAATAAGGAAACCTCAATCTTCGGTGACAACGCAACAGGCAAGAGCACCATATTTGATGGGTTCAGTTGGTTATTGTTCGGTAAAGATTCGTTCGACCGTTCAGACTTTGATGTAAAATTCAAGGATAAGCAAGGTAATACGGTCGATAATCAAGACGTGGAAGTCTCAGCTACGATAACAATTGATGGGGTGGACAGAGAATTTAAAAGAGTCTTACGGGAGCAATGGGGGGTAACTAAAAAAGGATGCGCTGACACTGAATTTAAGGGTAACGAAACACATTACTTCATAGATGATTTACCCCTTAAATCTTCTGAGTTTCAGCAAAGAATGAACGACCTTATCGACGACAAACTATTTAAGTTAATCACTTCACCAACTGCGTTCAATTCATTGCCTTGGAAGGATAGGCGTTCATTGCTTATGCTTATCGTTGGCGAGGTTAGCAGTGATACCGCTATTGAAGGGCTTGACGTATCTGCAGACAAAAAGCAAGAACTAATAAACATGCTCGCTAAAGACAGTTCACTTGAGAACCACAAGAAAACAATTGCTTCTAAGATTAAGACTCAAAAAGATGAATTGAAGCTCATCCCTACACGCATAAATGAAGCATTAAGAAGCAAGCCAGAGGAGGTTGATTTCTCTCAAATCGAAAAGGAGCTGGAGCTAAGCCAAAGCGAAATTGAAGCAATCAACGGTATAATAGCTAACGAATCTAAAGCAGTTGATTCAACAGTTAAAGAGTTGAGCGAGTTAAAAAAAAGGCTGTACAAAGTTAATTCCGAGATAGAGCGGAAGGAAAACGAATGTAACAAGGAAGCGATTAAGCTAACTACTATTGATGATTCGGAAAGAGAATTACTAGAGATTGAAATTGAAAGGTTGGAAGGTAATCAATCGAGCGTGCCAGCACAAATTGAGCGCTTGGCGAACCACGTTAAAGACCTTAGATTAAAGTTTAGCGAGGTCAATTCTAAGTCATTCGAGATGGACAGCAATCTTTGCGCTTGCCCAACTTGTAAGAGGGAGTTTGAAAGTGACGACATTGAATCCAAGCGTATTGAATTAGAGGAAAACTTTAATACCGCAAAAGCTTCAAGGCTTGCTAAAATTAGAGCTGAAGGTGGCTTGGTAAACAAAGAGATAGAAGCCTACATTGAATTAGATACGGAAGCCAATAGACAGATTACTGCGGCTAAAACAAAGCTTGAAGCTTTGCCAAAAGCAGGAGAGGTAGAATCATTTAAGATTGTACACGATAGGCTTATTTCTGAATTAAAGAACTCTAGTTTAGAATACGACTTATCGGAAGAGTTGACTAAAGAAATACTTGAAAAAGAGGAAAGTATCGGAAAAGTTGATCCTG